CAACGATTAATATCAATACCAAATAGCCAGCCGTTTAGGTATTGAATAGGAAGACATAGCATTTCACGATTTTTCCCATCTTCTGCAACTGTGGTTATGATGACCACAGTTGAGTTTAATACATCATCACGTTTCATTCGAGAATATTGAGATTTCCAATCTAAGCCTATATTTTCGCAGATTGGTTTCATTGCGGTGTAATGTGTACCGTTTTGTTTAAATGTAACTAAAGATTGATGATTAAATGAAATTGTTTGGGTTGAGATTTGATTAGACATAACTGTCTCCTGTGGTTTTTTTTTCGATATTAAGATTTACCCAATTAAGGGTGCCGGGCGGTTCGAAAGCCTTCCACAGATAGGCTGGGATTATTCCCCTCAATGAAATTTATAATGGCTTGTAAATCTCACTGCTTTATGGGTGTTATATTCTCCGCCCACCCGGCATAGATAAGATGTGATTATGCGCAATGAATGTTTAATGGCAATAAACAAACAAGGTTGCTAAATTTTACGCATAAAAAAACCGCTATGCTGTCGGGAGCGGACTAACCGCTGTGGAATATAAGGTTTCGACACCTTGAGCAGATAACTATCTGCTTGATAAAAATCATAATGAAAAAGCCCCTTGGGTGTCAAGGGGAAATCATTGCGATTAAACAACTTCCTCAAACTCACAAGTAAATATTGTGTAAACCTTGCCAACTTGACGAGGAAACTTAGGACATATCACTTTCACTAACTCGCCATTAAGTGCAGAATCCCTAAAATAAAATGGGTGAACACCACCGTGTTCTTTCATAAAATTTCTGAATTTCTCTGCTTCTTCGTGTTTGAGTTTGTAGGTGACTGAATATTTGCGCAAAAGCGAGTTAATACCATCTGCCATCCGCTGTTGATAACCATCGCCAAAATTAAGCACTTTTCGTCTAGGTTCTTCCTCTACAGTGTATTTAGGCTGAGGACACCAAGATAATGTTTTTAATGCCATGTTTACTCCTAAGATAACAATCCGCCAGGGCGCATATTCTTCTGCAACATTGTTCCTGCTTCTGCTTGCGCAATTTGTCGCACTAATTCCACGGTGATTTCAAGCTGTCCATTTCTTGATTGTTGGCTTACCGTTGCATCCATCGGTTCACCGTTATTTATCACCTTAACCGCTATATTCCCTGATGATTTAGGTTGATAAGCCATAGTTGGCAATCTTGGTACACCGACTCCACCACCATTAGCAAAACCACGACGAACAGAACCGTAATTAAGATGATCTAAAAAGCCACGACCCAAACGAGCAGTGGCTTCTTTTGTTATGACGTATTCGCCCTTATGTACAATACCAGCTGGTGTATATTTTCCACCATCACCTGTATAACCACCGGTCGCAAAACTCATCGTTACTGATTGAATATTTGAAACGATACTGGCAGTTTGACTGGCTACCCGTGCATATTCAACTAAATTTGCTGGATAAGGTAATTTTGCTGCTTCCGACAAAGCTAACTGGATATTGATAATACTTTCCGCAATAGCGAAAGCTTTACTTGCAGCAAACATAGCTTTATAAGCAGATGACTGTTGGCCTGCAGCATTAGCCATTACACCAGCCATCGTGTCAAAAGCTGAACTCATCATCTGCGTCGATTGCGCGTAATAATCTGATTCCTTCTTCTGCCGCTCCAAATCATACTTATCTTGAATTTCTTTTTTGCGACGCTGATATTCTTCCTCCGATAATAATTTCTGCTCATTGCCGCTTTGCATTGCCTCCAGCAAGGCTAAATCGCGAGTGCGTTGGTTCTCGATCTCCTGATTCGGATCGAACTGAGCACGAAATTGTGCCAATGGATCGACCGCACTTTGTGACATCTGTTGCGCATAGTCAAACTGCACTCGATTCGAGGCTTTCGTCGCTTCGCTTTGGTTGATCTGCCCTTTCTCGTATAATTCCTGAATAGATTTTAGTTCATCATCACGATTAGCTTTCAACAACTTTTCTGGCGCATATTTGCCAGCAAGCTCTAAACGTTGGCGAGCAAAGCGTTCTGCAATAGCCGTTTTTGCGGTTTCATATTCTTGATACGATACCACGCCTTTTTTATTGTGTTCTTCCAACCGTTGGAACATTCGCGCTTGTTCTAATTCAATTTCGCCTAAACTAGAACTGTTTTTCTTGCGAATTTCATCGTAGAAATTAAGCCAACTATCACGAGCATTTTCACCTGATTTGGCAGATTTTCTTTGTGTTCTGTTTTGTCTATCGTCCCATTGCTTTGAATATTTTTCATCCAAAGCATTGTAAGCCGCCATATAACCATCATTTTTGACGGTAATCCCTGCACTATCCAAATCTCGACGAATATTTAATGCAACCCAATCTTTTTTGGATTTAGCATTATTAATTTCATTCTGCAATTTTGTGCGGTCTATAAAAGCTTGGGTTTTATCATCAATATTTAAGGCTTGCGGAGATTTTCCAGATAATGCGTCACGATAGGCTTGATTAAAAATCAATAACCCATCGGCGCCCTCTCTTGCTGCATCGCCTACATTTAACAACTTACTCATCATTCCTGCTAATGGCGGTTGAACATTAGTGGCATTATTCGCCACAATGAGCATTGATGAATTAAATGTTTGTACGTTGTTATCGGTGCGCAATAACTCAAACCCAAGATTGCTTAAAACCGCATTAGTTTCATTTTCAGTTGTTGTTGCCAACTGTGATGAAATAGTTTCACTCACCCCCATTGCGTCATTGAGTAGGCGTTGTTTTTCTTCCAAATCTGCGGTGATTTTGGCTTGTTCTCGCATTGCAGAAGCAATTTTCTCAGCGTAATTTACTAATGAGAAACCTTCGTTGTTTTCACTTTGCGCTTGATAGGTTTTTATGGCTGCCGTTAAATTGTCATAACGTTTTTTTAGATCTTCAATTTGTTGTTTTCGGGCGATAATGTTTTCTTCAAGTTTGGCTTGCTCTGCACGAAGCTGCACACCGTTCATTTTCTCTAAAGAGTGCGCCACTTGCTCAAGATTATCTGAGTAAGCTAGTGCTGTTTCTTTGGCTCTTTCTGCTTCTTGTCGCCACTCTAATAAATAGCCAGCCCCCAAAGAAAGCCCAACTGCCAACGCACCAATAGGACCGCCAACTAATCCTAATGCCCCACCTAATAAGCGCCCTGCTGCACTGGTATTGCGTTTTGCAATGGCAAGGTTTTTATTCGCGGCTGCTTCCGCATTAATCGCAATGGTTAATTTTTTTGCCTGTGCTTCTGCCAAGGTTTTAGCCGCTAGTAATTCCGCTTCTGTTCGTGCGTGTGTGATTTTAAGTTGGATTACGCTCATTTCCGCTTGAGCTTCTGCGCGTAATGCAGCTGTTCGTTTTACTTCAGCTTGCGCCACTTCTGATGCAACAAGCGCTTGTTTACGACTTTCGGCAATAAATCCATTAAGCTTTGTTGCACCGACCGCCGCGCCAAATGTCCCCATTACGGTTGCTGCTACGGTTAAATGATGACTGAATCCATTAATGATTTCGGCTGCAGTTCGGCTGACACCTATCGCATTGTCTGTTTCACCCACCCATTTAACTGTTGCCGTACTTAAATTTTCTAGCGCAGCAGAAATTGTTAAAATACGTGAGCCAAATTGACTATCAACGCTACTTTTTGCTCGCTCTAATGCTGGAATAAGTACATCTGTAGTCAATTTCCCTTCTTTCGCCATATTGCGAAGTTCGCCAGTTGTGACGCCTAAACCGTCTGCTATCGCCTTTGCCAATCCTGGTGTTTGCTCCATAACGGAATTAAATTCATCACCACGAAAAACGCCACTACCGAGAGCCTGTCCAAATTGCATTAGTGCCGCTTGCGCAGATTCTGCGCTTGCACCAGAAATCGCAACAGCTTTTGATACAGTTTCTGTCAAACTTGCGACCTGTGCTTGGCTAATTTTTAAGGCTTCTGCATTTTGAGCAAAGCGTTGATATACACCAGATGTCGCTTGGATACTTTGGTTTGTTTTAAGTGAAATATCAAAAACAGATTCTAAACCGCGCGCACTGTTAATTGATGCGCTTTCAACTAAACGAAGTTTATTTTGAATTTCAGTGTAGCCATCGGCATAATTTTTTAGTTGGGCAATTCTTCCACCAGCAAAACCAGCCCAAAAAGTACCTCGAGTGAAATTATTTAAATTTTGTGCCGCTTTCTCAATATTATTGAGATACTGAGATGAACGAACTGAAAATTGTTTCGCTCTATTTTGCGCTTTTTCCAAATTTTGCTGAAAGCGCGCCTGATCTAACGTTAACTGAATATTTAATTGACCTAATAAACCAGACATACTTTATCCTTTAAAATAAAAAGGCCCACCGAAGTGAGCCTTTTCAAAAATGTAACTTAATTATCAAACAAAACTTTATTATTTGGACTGAATGCCAAAAAGTTTATTCCATTTATCTTCCCGAGTCAGTTTTTTATCTAAAACAATTCGAATGCAGTAAATCAAAGGAATCAACGATACTGCAAAAGCGAATACTGCTCCCCAAGGGAAAGAAGGGGTATTCAAATAACCACAAAAACCAGCAAAACCAATAATTAAAGCAATAACAAAAATAATACCCATAGAATCAAACAAAAAATCAAAAAAACTATCAATAAGCCATTTCATATTCTCTCCTTGGTTATTTTTTTATCATCGTACGATATACCCATATAGATTTCAATAGAAATATCATCGATTCGCCAAATATTCCGACGCACCGTCGTCATCGTCATTTTCTACCATATTTTCTTGATAAAATGGCATAAAATTTGATAACTGTGGCGGTTTTGCTTTCGTAGAGCGATTTATCATCGCCAACAGATGACTGATTTGTGCGGTTCGGTAATCCTCTCGCCAAAGCCCGAACGGTTGTTCGCGGTAAAATAACTCGTACTCTTGCAAATGGCTTTCAGGCATTTGTTCTATTTCCTCAAGAGTTTTGCCGAGCGAAAGAGAAAGGTTTAGTTGGAACTTTCGTCGGCTGGTAAGTTTTTTGGCTCAAGCTCCGCAATGGCTTGGCTTAATTGTTCAAATACCGCCTTATCAAGTGCCGAAAGTGCGGCTAAATCATCATGATTTTTAACATCAAATAAATTATTGCCTTGTTCATCACAAAGTCGAGTAGCTAATGTTCGAGTTAATCGATTAGGATCGTAGATTTTTGATAGTTGCTCAGTGAGAGTTATTTCATCGTTGAAAGCTAATGTAATGCCCTGCTCTTCAGCGATGCTAATTAACTCTTGTTGCTGCCCATAAAGGGCTTGATTCATTTCACCAACAGTAAACTCACGGATATAATAATTCTCGCCGTTTATTGCAATTTGGGTAATTTTAGGCTTATTGGCTAAAAGTTTTTCGCGTAGATTCATTATTTATCACCTTT